CCAGAGAAAGCCGTGCAAATGAAAATTTTCTTAAGCTCCAAGCTGAGTTGGCTAAAGGAGGTAATAATGAGTTCCGGGATTTTTCTCGTAGAATTATTGCTTTTATCGGCATTGGCACTCTTTGTCTGTGCATCTTGCTCTGCACCGCATTTCCGCAAGCCGAGTTCCTCTCCATCACCAATGCACACGGAGAAGGAAGGACCGAATTACTCTTTGGAATCGTCTCATGGCCAGCCAGCCAAGACCCAATCACGCTATCGAGTGGACACCTGGCATACATGGGGCAAACAGCCCTTATGGGAATCCTCGGCTTTTATTTCGGGCCATCGCCTCACAGAAGATAAATGAATATGATTGATCGAGTATCAGTAGCGGGAATGAGCGGTACAGCCGCCACCTTTGGTTTATCCACAATCGACTCCTTTTTGGGCATAGCGGTAGGTGCGGTCACACTCGTTTATATGTCGATCAAACTCTATCAAGAACTACGCAAGAAGTGAGCAGATACCGCAGTTACGGCAAACTAGACGATCCATTCGTGTCGGAGGGGGACACCTTCTTTTTGCGGATGAATGCTCGTCTGCGCCCTAACCAGTTAAAGCCTGGTGAGGTTGCTCTGTCCAAGAATGGACGGATGAATGATGATGGTACTTGGCAACCCCGCAAAGGATTATCGACTCTCTTCGGATCAATAACATCGGGAGCAGATGCGATTCGTGTTCCCTACATTATAACCGCCGGACAAAGAGATGCATCGGGCATCGTTACGCTTGTATTGGATGACATCCCGAGCCTTGCATTTATACCAGGAGAAAACATTACAATTGCAAACCTTGGATTTACCAATGCGACCGATCCTAACGGCACATTTGCTTTGGTTTCTATAAACTTTACGACCAAAACAATTACATACTCTGATGGTTCTACCGGTGAGGCCGAGGCGTTTACATTAGCCAATAATTCAGTAGGTCAAACCTCAGTAGCATCGATGGGAAATTCGATTGCAACAACTGAAGGATTTACTCTGAACGATGATGGAGTGAATGCAGTTTTTGGATCGGCAGTTTATTCTGATGCTTCATCAAATAATGATGATTATATATTCTCAGCGACGAACAATTTAGCTGTCATCATCCGCTTAAAAGACTCTGCACTTTTTAAGTGCCGGTACGAGGCGGGTGGGGAGACTGTAGATAACCCAGTAGGTATGACTCAAGGGTTTGATAAGATGTTTATCTTTCGTTCCCGCAAGACCACTCTTTCTGCCTCCCCAAAACTTATTTATCGATCTGTCAGTACAGCTTCCCAAAGTGGCCAGGTAATAACTGTAAACACATCAATTGATCATGGCCGAGTGGTCGGTGACTTTGTCACGCTCACAAACTTTACAGGCTGGCCCTCCCACAATCCAAACAATTGCTATCAGATAAAGACTGCACCAACCACCACATCTTTTACTGTTGAGATGGCAGACTCGCAAACTGTTGCCAGCTACAATGTGAGTGGCGCACAGGTCGAATACTTTGAGGACTTTACCAGGGTAAGTAATGGTGCATACACTACTCCACAATACTTTACCGACACTACTGCCTCGGCAACCAATGGTGTGGTCACGATGGATATTGGGGCGGGTCATAACCTTCAAAAAGGTGACGAGGTTACCATCCGTGCCGGAGCATCTCCCTATGATTTATTCGTAAACCAAAAAGCGGTCGTCACAGGTGTATCCGATGAGGATAGCGACAATGTGAATGATCGATTCACCTTTAACCTTGGTGTCGCAAATGTATCCCTCGGAGCATCACTCACCGTAAGTAAGGCACTAGCTATCGGAAAAGGGTACGAGCATATGCCAGCCGCTCCGTGGGGTGAATTTCACCAGCGTAGATTATGGGTTCCATACTGGTATACCTCCGATACTATTCCTGCGGACCGAGAAATTAGAGATGAGTTGGCGGCCTCAGACATCTTTGATTCTGATACATTCGACATTATCGGAAATCAATTCCGAGCATCTGCTGGTAAGAGTGATTACTTGGTAGGTCTTCAGCCTTTCACGCAAGACAGCATTGTAGCATTTAATCGTAAATCGATTCATCTACTCACAGGCGTGAGTGGATCTCTTTCCGATGTATCCACAAATGTTGTGACGAGCGAGATTGGTGCATCTGCCCGCAAATCAATCGTCCAGGTGGCCAACAAGATTTTATTCCTATCTGACCAAGGCATATACTCGGTCGAGTTTTTGGATGAGTATAATTTACGAGGAACTGGTACACCCATCTCGGAAACAATTCAGCCTTACATAGATCGTATAAATCAGGACTATGCTCACCTATCCTGTGCAGTTTATTTTAATAACAGATATTGGATTGCTTTACCCCTAGATTCTGCTCCAGGTAATGGCAATGGTAGGAAGTTGAACACCATTATAATATTTAATTTTATTAATGGCGGGTTTGAAAGCATTGACTCTGTAAACTCTATAGACTTTGCGATTCGTGAATTGATCGTAGCTCGTGAAGGCGCACAGAATGCCTTGTACATAACCACCGAAGAGGGCGGGATACATAAAGTGGATGCGGTTGAGGGCGGGGATGTTGTATCAGTCACACCTGGACAGGCATCTGCTGAGACAATTCCAGTTATTAGCCAGCTAACCACTCGCCAATTTGATGCCGAGAGTATGGATCGAAAAGTATTCAGCCGGTCCGAGATTCATATGAAATCAAATAGCTCCCAAACCGATACCGCTATTGAATATATAACCGAAGACCCTGACTCCACTACCGCATCAATTAATGCTTCTAGCTTACTAGGAAGCACTCTTGCCGACTCTGAGGATGCCTCCTTGAGGCTAAGAGTAAATAAGCGAGGCTTTGGGGTACAGGCAGACATTAAACCATTCTTAGGTCGCCCATACATTCGTGCAGTTAAAGTAGATGCAAGAATAACCAACCGATCTACCACATCTATTTCATAAAGAGGAAATAAATCATGGCCATATTATCAAGAGGACAATCCTTCGCATCAGGCGATCAAGTAACCGCACAAAAACTGCAAGACATTGTGGATCTCGCAACATTTGACGATCCAGCAGATGAGTCTACTATCGTTAAAGACCCAGGCACAGGTAAGCTTAAAGTGCCAAGCAATGGCATCGGCTCAAACGAGTTGGCAAGCGATGCTTCAACAGATGCAAATCGTGCTGTCAATACTGACCATATTAAAGATGGGTCCGTCACAGCGGCCAAGCTCAATAGTGCGGCGGTAAGTGTACTTATGCCGACTGCATCGCTTATGCCTTATGCTGGAACAGCCGCTCCCACAGGTTATTTCTTATGCGATGGGTCAGCAAAAAGTAGAACGACATACTCAGCACTTTTTGGGATCATCGGCACAACCTACGGCGTAGGAGATGGATCAACCACATTTAATATACCTGACCTTCGAGGCCGAGTAATTGCCGGTCAGGACGATATGGGCGGTTCTTCTGCTAATCGATTAACCAACCAAACAGGTGGATTAAACGGAGACAACCTAGGGGCTACAGGTGGGGCTGAGACGCACCTCCTCACAGCCGCAGAATCGGGACTGCCCGCACACAGTCATACGCAAGGCGCTCAAGCAAGTACAGGCGGGGCTATCGAAAGTCTATCAGGAGGGAGTAGTGGAGGAAGCTACACAAGTACAGGCACAGTTACCGCGCAAGACGCATCCTCCGCCCACAACAATGTCCAGCCCACCATCATTTTAAATTACATCATTAAAACCTAATCGAATTATGAATTTATGGAATTTTGTACCGCTTTACACCGATTACGATGATTACGGATTGGTGGAACGATTATTAAATGCAGGCAAGGCAAAGACATGGACGAATGATCGAGGCCAACAGGTAACTTCGGATGGGATTATTTTTACCTCTACAGAAACTAAAGACCCAGGTTTCGATAAAGCGATGGATGAATTTAACAACCAAGCACCGGAAGGAGAATCATTGGCCTATATAAATCCAATTGAACGAGAAATATTAAATCGTTCGGGTGCAAGCGGTCAGATGACTGACTCGGGTATAATGTCCTATGCCCCTGAAGATCCATTGAAGCAAGCCGCCACAGTCCTTAATATGGCCGCACCGGAAGGCGAGGAACTTGCTTATATTAATAACGAAGAAGCCGAGCTATTAAAATCAAAAGGCGGAGCGGGTGTGCCTGTAAATTCGTCAGGAGTTCCATCATTCTTCTTAAATAAATTATTTGGCGGTGGAAAAGATGCACCAGCCTTAGAAAAGTTCGATGTGGGAGGATCGGCAAGAGAGTATGTAAATGCGATGTCCGATCCAGCCTTGCAGAATAAACTACTGCAAACCCGTCAACGCTACGACCCACAGTACCAGGATTTACAACTTAGCCTGGCTCGAAGAGCGGCTGATCCAATGGCACAGCTTGCCGAAGATCAAGCAATGCGTTCCCAGGAGTTTGGTTCTCAAATGGCCGAGCGCCAAGCGGGGTCAGATATCTCCCTAATGAATCGATTTGGGTCAGACATGACTCAGGCTATTCGATCATCCGATCCACTCATGCAAGCCCGAGTCGAGCAAGCCAACAAGATGGCCGCCGATGCGTACCGCGAGAGTCAGATGACCGACTTATCACCGGAGATGCGCAGACGGGCAACTCAGTCTGCCCGTGAAGGTTTAGTCTCCAGGGGTCGAGAAATGGATAATGCAGGCATTGCCGCCGAAGCGATGAGCCGTGAGGATTATCTAAGGGATATAATTGGTAATAGCAGAAACCAGGCACAATCGCTTGGCAGTTATGCTATGCGAGGAAACCAAGCAACTTCATACGATCCTAGAATGCTTACCGGTGGTGGACAGAACTTCGTCCAACAGGGCTATGGCCAACGAGCCGCAATGTTTGGAATCCCACAAGAGCAAGTCACACGAATTAATCCCGATGCTGGAGTAAATATTGGAATGGCCGAATATTCAAATCGTGCGAATTACTTAGCGAATACTTATGCGGCTAAGGAACAAGCGGCCGCAGGTGCGGCTAGTGGATTAATGGGTGCATTAGGTTCACTAGGCGGAGGTATGCTACAAGGCGGATTCTCCAAAGGTGGTAAATTTAATAAAGGCTAATATTATGGCAATCGGAGACACAGTACAAGCGGGGTTATTAAGAGCAGACTTCAGTCCCATTCAGAAAGCGGGACAGGCACAGGCACAGGCGAATCAAGCATTTGGTCAGACACTAGGTGGACTCGTTGATAAGTTCTATCAGAAGAAGAAAGAAAAAGCTGAGAAGGAACAACTCAAGCAAGCGTACTTAAAATTAGGGATGTCCGAAGAGGTAGCCGATGCCGCCAAGAATGACAAAGATTTAGCCGGTCAGTTTATTAATAAAATGAATGCAGATCGGAATTACGATTTGCAGATGGATCAGTTTAACCAATTAAAAAGTGTCCAAAACTTGCAAAAGAAAAGAATTAAGCAAGGGATTGCCAATACTAAGGCTGATCGATTGAGGGACCAAGAGGCGAGGCTAAAAGAACAAACAAAAGCAGAAGACCTCGACAGATTTATAGGCACTCGAGAAATGGTTAATATGCCTATTGGTGTACAGGATCAAAACCCACTCATGCGGGGAGTTAAACAGCCTACTGCACAAGTGCCACAAGGCGATTACATGGGCAATCGATTCATGCAGACCGAGCAGGGAAGAAGTGATTTTACAAGTATGGTCGATGCCGGCATTGACCCATCCGATGCTTTAGATATGGCAAGCAAGTTTGAGGCTCAGGAGTTGGCGAATCAGCCGAAGGCTCAGAAAATAGTCCGAACAATTACTGTGCAGGATGGCGAAGGAGGCTTTACACAGGTTGGAGTAGATGAAGCAGGTAATCCTGTGAAAGACTTTGGACCACCTAAACCTTCGGGGATGTATCCAACTCCTAAAGAACAGGCTAAAGGAAAAGAGGATATATTATCAGTTGAGAATGCTAATGAGTTTGTAAATCAAACACGCACAAACTCATTAGAATCTGCGAAGTCTATAAGACCTGCCACTCGAGCATTAACCTTACTCGAAAAAGGAGATTTGGATACTGGTGGTATTGCAGAATTAAAAACAAATACCATTGCGATGCTTGATAGCTTAGGGATACCAATCGACAAAGAAACAATGGATAAAGTTGCCAATACTCAAAACTTTCGTGCAGAGGTTGGTAAGTTTCTTTTCGAGAATATCAGTAATACAAAAGGCTCTATATCTGAGAAAGAAATGGATATATTTGCTAAGATATCACCAGGCTTACAGATGACTCCCGAAGCCAATAAGGTACTACTTCAATATGTCATAAAGAAAGCTGAGCGAGATAAAGACAGGGTGAAATTTATTCAAGATATGCGCCGTAAAGGAGTAGGTATTGTAGAGCAAAGAAATCGTTTGGAGGATTATATGATTGAAAACGATTTATCCGAAGTTCTTTCACCTATTGCCGGTCAGCCGAGTGAACAGACCCCTCAAAACACCTTTAACCTAAATGGTCAAAATGTGCAGGGAGAGGTTGTCGGAACAAAACCTAATGGCGATAAACTAATTAAAGTAAACGGACAGATATTCGTTCAGCCTGCTCAATAATGGACGAGCAAACACTTAGCCTTATTCCTGCAAGCGAGGAGGATTTGCAGTACCTAAATCTTGAGCCTCAACCGATTAATCTAGTCCCCGCAAGCCAGGAAGACCTCCAGTATATAACGCCTGTCCTTCAACAGCCAACCATGCTCGATATGACGGCTGACTTTGAGACATTCAAAGCATTTCGTAAGGCTGGAGCTTTCGACTCTCAAAAGTCAATTGGTGAATCTATTGTAGAATCAGGTGCAGGTATGTTATCTGATTTTTGGCAGTCTGCTAAAACATTACCTGTGAGGTTTGCTTCAAACTTTTTGTTTTTAGATAAAGTAAATGATATCTACAAGCCACTCGGTAAGGTAAGAACCCAAGCAAAAGCCACATCTTTACAAACCTACGGAAACCTTGAGTTAGATTATAAACAACTAACTTCAGCGATTATTAGGGGAGTCCAAAAACCTTTCCTTGAGGACGAGTCTGAGGAGGATTTAATGTCATCCTACGAGTTTTTTAAGACTCAGGTTGAACTTGAGCATCAACGCCAAGGTAAGGCCGCCGAAATGGTAACCGAAGGTTTCCTTGGTATGTCCCCTGAGTTCTTAACTCTCGGTATGCCCGAAGAGGAAAGAGAGCAAATTCGCACACAACAAGTCATGCCCGACATGGCCGCCGCTCGAGGTGCAACTATGACGGGAGATCCTGTTGGGCTTTTGCCATTAGGCTCTGCATTCAGACTAGCAACAGGTACAGGCAGACAAGTATTAAGAGGAGCCGAAAAAGCCTTACTTAATGAGACAATGGATCTCGCCAAGTTGCAGGTGAATATGAAACAGGCTCTCAATAGAATTGGGGATAATACTGTTAAGAGTAGAAGGCTCGCAATAAAACAAGCACCGGCAAGAGCTAGGCTAGAAAAAGGATTAGCCGAAGTCACCGAGAAGATCGCAGAAAACAAAGCAAAGCTAAAACCACTAGCGGCCAAGCGGGATATGGCACTTACCGATATTGCATCAAAACTGCCAGCCAATCACCCGCTAAAAGAGTTCCTTAACGAATCCCTCAAAGATGTCCCCGTAAAGCAACCGCTTAACCTACTAAACAAGGCAGGAGGGGCGACACTAATAGGCTTGGCAAAACCTGTTGAGTTTTTGGGCAATGCCTTGCAGTTCATTAGAACACTTCCCCAGGAGACTGCTATCAATATGTTAATGAAGGCAGGGGAAAAGGCTGGAGTGGAAGTTACCGAGCAACAGGCTAATCTTCTTATCAAAAGCGGAGTTGTTGGTGGAGTAGGTTACGGAGGCTATCAGTTCTCTGAGCAGTTTACAGACAGCGAGGTTGGTAAACTTGGCGGGGCTTTATCCTTCCTGCTAGGTCCACAGTTCCTCTCCCGATTCGGAAGAAATACTGCAATCCTCGGAAGAGAGGTAATGAAGCCAACCAGCGACATGGCATTCTTTTCCAGGCTCGCATCCAAGGATGCTGAAAAACTGACCACCCAGTTAATTGATCGTACTGCAATTATTC